ACTGTTAATGCATCTAATACGTGTTCGTGCTTAGATTGAAATTCTAAGTCTTTTGTTTTTGGGTTGTATTGTACGTGATAGTTAGTTGCCGGCTCCTGGCCGTCAATAATTGTTAATACTTCATCCAATGGTACTTGAATATAACTATTATCTGTACTTGCTTCGTTTGAAACACTAAGTACTTCACCTGAGTCTTTGTTGAAAATTACATAAGCTAATCTTGACATTGTTCGTACTTCCTAATAAGGCTATCTGTAACAAAACTATTTTCAGTATAATGAAATACAGTGTCTTGCAAATGATTGCCAATTTTTAATGTTGCATCATCTGTAATATAACTACCAACTCGGTCTTGCCAAGAACTAGTTCCATTTAACCATTTTTGTATTGCAGGTTTCATATGTACAATCATTGGTAAGTCTAATGTATTGTTTGTGAATGTTGTATCAATACCCATAATTTTTGCTGCAATTGCCGCTGTAATATCCATACTAGGTTGTTTAGGATAAAATTCTTGACAAAAGTTACCGTAGAACAATTCCCAGTTATTGCAAATAAGTTCTACCCACGTATAATATTCTTTACATAAGTCGCATTTTTTAAAATAATGTAAGGTATTATATACACTAGGCAAATTATTTTCTACAAATGCTTTTCTATAAAAGTTATTAGTAATTAATTCCTTTCTGTATGTAAACACTCTTGACGGATAATACAAATCATAGTTTTTCATTAGGTTCCAAAATGATTCTAAGTCCTGTTGCACTAATACATCGCTGTCTAAAACAATAGTTTCTTCATATGGAGTTGCGTGATAGTTTTTCCATCGATGTTCAGTTTGGAATCTGCTGGTTGTTTCTTCGTACCACGGAATATCAATTACTTTATCAAATACTTTTTTGTACTTTGCTGTTAGTTTGTCGTTTGTAACAATGCTAACCGGGTATTTGTTGCCAGACGCACGAATACTTAACGCACAAAGATATGCTTGTGTTACAAACTCTTTGCCTGAAGCATAAATTAAAAAACCTTTACTGCTCATCTATGCACCTATTTAAACTAAATTTATTCATTACGTGTACATTTGCATTTTTAATACGTAACGGAGTATATTCTCCTTTGTATAATTCTTTTTCAAGTAACAGCAACAATGAATCGTTATCTAACTCCCATAAAATACTTTTATCAGTAGTGTAATACAATACTCCGGGCATAGGTTTAGCAAAATCACCAGTTTGATATCCGTTCATAATATGAATAGCAATTGCAAAACTATAATCATTCCTGTAATACGGAGTATTAATTTGAAATATATTATTGTAGTGTTGCCAATTTTCTTGTATATGCTGTAGTAGATCAAAGAATACTTTATTAGCAGGTGATTTTCTAAAAAATACACACGTTGCCCAATAAAAATCTACACTAGTATCTGATATTCTATCAAACACGCCTGCTCTATTAATGTCTGCTAGGTCATATGAAGTTTTATATATTAAAAAGTTGTGTGTTTGATCGAAGCATTTCTTAAAAACATCATTACAAATTACAACATCAGTATCTAAAATTAAGGTTTCGTCATACGGTGACACATCATATGCTAAAGTTCTTGTTTCATTTTTAAATTGCAGTTTCTTTTCAATCATCGTTCCATCATAAAACGTTCTAATTTTATGATCTTCGTGATTTGATAGTGTTGTATTTGTGGTTAAGTCTTCTTCTTTCCATACAATACTAATAATTTTGTCAAATACTTCTTCTGCATCTGGATATTCTGATAACAAATACTCTGTACTATCAGTAACAATAGATGTAGGCAAGTTTAAGTATTCTCTTGCACGTTGTGCAAGAAAGTATGCTTGTTTACAGTAATCTATTTGTGCATTATTTCTAGCAAAGACTAGTACACCTTTACTTGTGCTCAACCAGTTTCTCCACACTTCTATTTTTACGTAATTTTTCATACTCAGCGTGGTATGTATTTGCAGCCGTAAAGTACGTATTTGCAATTTCGCCCATAAACTCTGGAACATCGTTTACCATAACTGGTGTTTCGTTATCGTCTACTAGTACAATATTGAATTTATTATGCCCGTCTATTAAAAAATTACAAAACGTAATAAGCTCTTTTGTTACCGTAAACTGTCCGCCGCCATAATAATATATTGACTGCTCTCGAAATTTTTCTTTTAGTACACGTTTTTGATTATTTAACGCAACCATATAGTTTGAAAAGTCTAAAGCCTTTTCTAATCGTTCATCCATAAGAAACCTCTATTCATTTATAGTATTATATATGAATTTTGACGTTATGTCAAGTGTTTTATTGGAGAGTATTTTGGACTGTAACTGATGGACCGTTGGTTGAAATATTAGTGCCTGTTGCACGTCTAGTAGCAAAAGTAACAGTAACATCTAGATTAACATCTTCGTCAACTGCTGGGCCAAATGGTGCTGGCGGTACCGATTGCTGGTCGCCTGCATCATCATCTACAAAGGTAATTCTAAATTCAACTCTTTTAGTAGTAGGTGCTCTTGCTTCAATTTTCCAATAGTTTTCTGCATATACTGCGGCAGTACCTGATTTGCTTAATATTTCTTGATATGACGTTGTTAACCCGTCATTACCAATTGATGTTAGTGTAACACCGTTATTTGAACCAGTAATAGTTGCATAATTATGTCCAAGTTGCAGTTGTCCTGGATTTGCTATAATAGTTGCCCAGTCACTTGATTTGCTACCAGAGCCGTTTGCGCCTGCTGCTGAAATTCTAAGTTGTCCGCCAGCATTAAAAAAATGTCTTCTTTCGTTTGCAGATGCAAACTCTGCTCTAAAGACACAGTTAATTGTACCATTCCAAGTTGAAGTTCTTGTATCAGTAGCAATATTAGCTACTGTTTGTTCGCCTGGATCGATATCAAATCTGTTAGTTTCAACTTCGCCCATTTTTGACAAATAATCATTGAATCCGCCGTCTGATAAAGAACCGTCAATAGTATAATCGTCGTTTTCATCAAATGTAACGCCTGTACCTGTTACATCTGCACCAATAATATTACCAGCAGCAATATTCCTTAACGGAATGTTGTCGCCTGTTTGGTGTTTCCAACATTTTCCCATATCAGAACGCAAGTCATCCATTTGTGCAGCCGACACCGAATCGCCAGTGCTAACTTGTGCGCTAGATACTGAGTTGCCATATCCAAAGTTACCGGAGCCTGTACCTAAAACTTGTTCTACTCTACTTTGTAAACCGTTATATTGTGCTGCGGTAATGTTGTCGCCTGTGCTAACTGCCATTGTTCTTCTTCCTCATCATTATATGCGTATATTTATACCTTTAATACACACTCAACTAATTTTTCTTCTTCGTGCATATCTGATACTAAAGCAACTCCGACTACTGACCCGCCGTTAACTACTGTGCTTGCACAACCATCATCGTGTACATATACTGCTTGTCCTTTTTTAACTGGACCAGTAATACGTACTGGAACACGACCTTTAAGTGCAATTGCTTGACCGTCTTCTAAGTCTTCATTCATAATAAGTGCTGGTTGTGTTGATACTACACCCATTGCAATATCACCAATATTAGCTGCGTCTACTTCGTGACCATCGTGGTTACAAACTGCAACTACTGTACCAGGTTCTAAATCACCCGGTGTTGTATATTTTTCTGCTAAATCAGCATATTTGGCTGTAAGTGCAATACCTCTAAACAAGTTTGCACGTAAATCACCACTAGCATCACGCACAGCAACCGTATTAACAGTTGTAGCAGTATCGCCTGATCTACTATTACCATTAACAATTAATGCCGATGCCTTCTCTGATGTACCAATAAAGTTACTTGCATATACTCTATTCCATCTTCCGTTATCTGCACCAAGATCCATTGTAGAAATTGTTAAGCCGTCTGATGTAAATGATGGTTCAAAGGAGTTAGATTTAAGTACAACTGAACCAGGAGTATCTGATGGTCTGTTTGTATCTTCAGTATTAAGTGTTAATGCTTTTGATGTAATTTTTCCAGCAGTAGTTTGCATTACTACTTCGTTGTCATTTTCAATAAAAGTACGGAAATCGTTTGAATCACCTAATGCATATCCTGCATCAGCAAATTCAACTAAGTTTGCAAATGCAGTTGAAGATCCTGGACTAGATGTAACATAGTTGCTCGCATCAATACCATTAAGTTTTTTAGCGTTAGAAACTGTACCCCAAAAGATGTGATCAGTTGAAGTAACACCATTAGTTGATGCCAGGGTGTTAATAAGTGTAATACCTTTTTTAACAACATCAAAACCAGGAATTCTATTTTCTGCGTCTGCACTATCAATAGTAAATTCATCATTTGAAATAACGTGTACAATTGTGTCATTGACAACAGAAACAATAACAGAATGATTTACGTTAAGGGTATCACGTACTGTACGTGATTGCATTTGGGTTACGCCGTCACCAGCATCTTGCGGACCTACTAGAACAAAGTCTGATCCATTGTAAGCATATAGTTGTTCATTTGATGTATCCCACCAAAAGTCACCTGTTGTTAGGCCTGCTGGTGCAGTAGGAAGTACTTCAGCACCGCCTGTTGTACGCCATTTATTGCCATCATAAAATTTTAATTTACTTGCGCCACTGTCAAACCAAATTTGCCCTGAAATTGCTTTTGGTGGAGCAGTTGAACCTGCAAAGTTTTCTAGTAAAAATACAAAGTTTTCGTTTTGTATTTCACCGTACCCTGCATAGTTCTTACCAACTAACTTAATGTCAGTGGTTTGATCTAATGTACCGTCCTCTACTACTGTTAGGACCGTTCTGTTGTATTTGTCGATAGTATATGCCATCTTTGCTTAACCCCTGTTTATTATAATATTTATCGCTTTTACAAATATTATGCTGTACCACTCCAAGTCCAGACCCCTCCTGATACTTCAAATGTCATTGTTTGTCTAGTAGGTGTTAATTGTGCATTTGCATTTACCGGACTAAAGTTAACATCTTGTACCACTGACTGTGCTGTTGAATCATCTGTCAACACTGACAAATAACTTTTACTCATTGCACTTTGTACATCAATACCTGTCACTGATACGTTTGTATAAGACGTACAGTGGATTCTTGCTTGTGTTCCGTTAGTTTTTTCTGCTGCCGGAAATAATGTTTGTAAAATTCCAATAACATCAGTATACGGATTACCTGTTGTTGGCAGTGTTAAACCAGTAGTATCTAACGTGAATACTACAGGTTCTGAATCAATTTGTGTATCTACATAATTTTTTGTAGCAGCATCTTGGGCTGCTGTAGGATTATTAACATCTGTAATTTTATTGTTTGAAACACTAACATCACCTGATGAGTCAATTGTTAGGCCTGCGCCAGTAGTACTAATTGTAGTACCATCAAGTTCAATATTATCCACTTGCAAGTCTACTAACGTTCCAACTTGTGCTAACCCTAGTGCTGATGTAATTCCTATACCTAATGACGATGCACTTAATACATCAATATTATTAATTCTATAAGTAAATCCTGATTCTAAATTAAAGTTTAAATTAGTGTCAAAGTTACTATTAGGACTATCAAACAATATACTTTTATCGCCATCTGACGATTTTAAAATAATGCCGCCACCGTTTATATCAGTATCAGTACCAAGAACTCCGTCTCCTTGTCCTAATTCAATATTCTTGTCTTCTACTTGAATGTTAGTTACGTTAACATATGTTGCTTCGCCGTTTACTGTTAGATCGCCATCAATAACTGCGTGTCCAGTAGTATGTAATGATCCTGAAATATCCATTGTATATTGTGGATCGTCAACAAACACACCAACTCTGTTTGATGCTGAAATAATTTTTAGTGCATTTGAAAAACTGTTACCTTGTCTAGTCCTTAAAGCAATATCAGTTCCACTTTGTTGTGTTTCAAGTGTTGTAGTTGTGCCTACAATTTTAAGGGTCATATATTCTGTATCAGCAATACCAACACTTAGACCTGCACTATTTTTAATTTTTAAACTACCAGTAGTTTCACCATTGCTGCCTGTAGGTAAAAAGTCAGCTGACGTAAATGCAACTCCATCTGTATCAATTAATGATAAAGTTTTTTCAGATGTGCCTCTATAAACAAAATCTGTGTCAACTAAGTTAAAGCCTTGTCTGTATAATTGTCTTGGCGGAATAACAATGTCATCTGGATCATCTGGAAATCCTGGAATTTTGTTGTCAGCAGCTAATCTAAATTCTTCTTTTGTAATAACACCAAATAGTGTGCCACCAATCCATATCTTAAGTACAACACGCTCACGTGCTGAAATATCAATTACTGATGAAACTTCAAAACCTGTTTGTCCTTGTCCTGCATCATATTCTGGTCCAACTAGTACTAAGTCTGTACCGTCAAAGAAATACAATTTATTGTTAGCATTATCAATCCAAATATCACCCGCAACCATAGTAGGGCGTGTATTACTTACAATAGGGCCGCCTGCTGTTCTAAATGTAGTTCCGTCATATAATTTTAATCTAGCTTCGCCGCTATCGTACCATAATTGCCCCGTTAACGGATTTCCTGGAACTGCTGTACCAGCAAAATTTTCTACCATTTTAATAAAGTTTTCGTTAACGCTTTCGCCAAAACCTGAATAATTTTTACCTACTAGAGTTAAGTCTGTAGTTGTTGTATCAATTATACCATCTGCTAATTCTACTAGTAGCTCGCCGTCGGATTTATTTAATTTGTAACTCATTTATTATGTCCTACCTGTATAGATAATATAGTTCAACGTTAACGTTGGATTCATAATATTCAACGGTAAGCCTAACTCTTCTGCATCAGTTAAAATACCACCACTGTTAGCAAGAGCTTGGCCGTTGCCGCTTGCATTAGGGGCATCATATACAATAGCTTCGTCGTCAGCTGGTGTTCCGCTAATATCTCTAATAGCATAGAACTGATCCTGTGAATCTCCTCGCATATTGTGTTTGTGTTCTGGTAAGTTTTCAATTGCAATGTCTTCAAACTCAGAACCACCAATTTGTCCTAATCCGTCTGCATAGTCTGCTGTAACTGTATCAGCACTGTTGCCGCCCATATTATCAGCACCAAGTGGCAATCTACCTCTTAGATCTGGAACTTTAAATTCACCTGCAGGAACACTAACTCGAGCACCATAACTATAACCAATTATTTCAAATAATACACCGTAATCAGAAATTCTTACTGATTGGCCATTACATAATAACCAGTTTTGCGGAACTATTGTTCCTGCATATGGCATTACAACTCCTGGAGGATTAACTGGAACAGCACTTAGTAAGTTTCTTCTTGAAATTTTATATAATCCTGTGTTACCAGTTGTTCTATTAATTAATAATTCATCGTCAATTTGTGAGTCTAATGCTTCGTCTTTACCTGAAACAATTTCATTTGAAATTGTAGTGTTAAATATTTTTAAAGTACCGTCTGTTTGTCCATCAAAAACTACATCAACACTAGTTGCAACGTCACCTGCAATTCTAAACGCTGTTGCAGAAGTTAGTTTGTTTGCTGATCCAGCAATACCTGATACTGTACCGTTTACGTTACCTGTTACGTTACCAACAAAAGTAGTTGCATACATATTACGCCATTTAGATGCCGGTGCGCCTAAGTCTCTAGTGTTGTTACCATCTGGAATAGTATTAGCAAGTGTAGTAACGCCTAATACTTGTGCTGTTCCGCCAACATTTAAGTTTTTAGCAACACCTGCGCCACCCTTAACAATAATACTACCTGTGTTAGTTGTACTACTTTGTGTAGTGCCATTAACAAACACATTTGAATCTGTTTTAATATTTCCAATTACGTCTAACGACTCATCTGGAGCAAAGTTATTGATGCCAACTCGCTGTGCTGAATCAACTCTTAGTACTGTTCTAGTAGTACCGTTATTTTTAATTTGGAAGTCAATGTTTGAACCTTCAATTTGGTGTCTAATTACACCAGCTTGGCCATCAACACCAATATTCAATGCTGCGTCTGTACCAATAATAAGTCCTGTATTATTTTGTACATTGACTGGAAACAACGTTGTACTGCTTACATCGCCACGTAAAAAGTTTCCAGCTGCAACTGGTGTGTTGTTTACAATTAAATTTTCTGCTTTTTCTGCAATACCATAAAATTTAGGTGTTGTTCCGTCACCTAAGAAGTCTGTTGTCGATAAGTTAACACCTGGTCTAATAACAGTATAGCCCGGAATAACAACTTTAGGTGTAAAGCTGTCTTTACTAATAATAGCAACCGGTCTTGCATTAACTTCAACCTGTAAAACAGTGTATGTAACATTGTCAACACCTACAACACTTAATGGTGTTGCTCCTGTAGAAAGACCGTCACTAAAGCTCGGTCCTACTAGTACCCAACCTGAACCTGAGTTAAGGTAAAGTTGCTGGTTGTCTGTATCTACCCATAAGTCGCCTGTAGTACCTGCTCTACCTGCATCAGGTGCACCTGGTGTTTTGTTTAATCCGCCTGCTGGTAGCCAATACGTTCCGTCATATACTTTAAGTTGCGGTCTTGGCTGAGTTGTATCATACCATAACTGACCTTCAACTGCTCTTGCTGGCTCTGTATTACTAGAAAAGTTTTCTAATAAATGTAAGAAGTTTTCTGCAACTGCTGTACCGTATGACGTAGTATTCTTACCAGGAAATTTTAAACTAGTAGTTTGATCAATGGTGTTGTCAACTACTGTAATTGTACCGTTATTTGCTTCATCTGTATATGGAATTGTATATGGCATCTTTATTAAACCTCGTTAAAACCTGAAAGTGATTGTACTCTAACAGTATAATCAACTTGGATTAATCTATTCAAACTTTTCTGTACAGGATGGAAAATAACGTGTGTTAGTAGTCTGCCTGTACCTGATGCTGAATATGCCCTTAGACCAAGTTCGTCAAAAATATAAGAACTTGTTTCGTCTGTAGCATTATCAAATGCATCCTGTCCACTTGGTTCTCCGTAATCTAACAAACAGCTAACAAGAATGTCTGTGTAGTTTGTGCCACTAACGTGCCTTGTTTCAATCTTATTACGAATTGGATCTAAGTTATTAACACTTTGATCGTCAATCACTTTAGTGTACGTTTGGTTGTACAAACTTGCATTTGTACCTGTTGAGTTCGGAGTAAGGTACGTAATAATACCTGTAGGATCAACGTTTGTGCCACCATTACCAAAGCTCATTTCATAAATCCAACCAGTGCCATTGTTACCAATTGACTCTGCTAAAGAGATACTCATATTCTCATAATGAATTGCATTACGTTTATCTACTATAATATCACCACTTTCAGGATCACTAATCTTAATGTGTCCTTGTAATAATACTCCGTTTAAATCTTTTAAGTTGTCTGCCATATTTTTTTTCCTACTATACTATTTATCGTGGTAGCTCAGTTGTACGGTCGCGTAAGAATTTAGCAACGTTAGAATCGCTTTGAGCAATGGATTCTCCTGTATTTGACCAAGTTTTTCCTGTTGTTCTAAAGATATTTACTGTAGTTCCTTGTGCAGGCGGTTTAGTTAAGCGCACATATGCACCAACAGCTTTATTTACCGCATATTCTGCTTCTAGATCAATATCTCCTTCTGGCGAATCTTGTTCACTGTAGTTATACAATTTAGTTGGTTTTTTGCGTAATCTAGTTCCTGCAACAAACACTTCAATATCTTGTGCTTCCCAATATTCATCTGGAATAGTATTTTTATACCATCCTATTGCGCTTGTTGGATTCGGTATTGGAGCAAATGGTAATAATACTTGCACATATTCAATACCGCCATTAAGCACAAAACTAGTTTGAGGTGTGTCAATTGGAACATTTGTAAATGGATTTACTATAATTAAGTCATATGCTCCTACTGGTAATGCAGGAGTAACAAATGTTAGTTCAGTATCTGATACAAATGTAGTTACTACTTCCGTTTCACCTACATATAATACAGCACGATCAGTAAATCCTGTTCCTGTAACTGTACATACTTGTCCACCTAATGGAAATGCTGTGTTATTATTAAAATCATATGCAATACTAGTGATACTAACACCAAGACTATTTTCATATTCATCGCTACCAGTACTAAATCCGCCTGCTGTAACTGATACAACTTGCTTATCGTCTTTGTACGGTAGTGTAGCACCCGAACCTTGCTCCATAAACATTGTACCTACATCGTATACATTTTTAATACCTGTACCTAATGTTCCTCTGCGCAACTGTTGTAACGTATTACCATTTTTACCAAAGTATTCAATTCTTTCACCTTCAATAAAAATAATTCCAGGATACTTAGAATCAACTTCTGGATCTGGAAGATCTGTTGCATCAACTACTTCAATTGTATTATCATACCAATTTAATGGCTGTGCTAAATGCTGTACTTCTTGCAAACGCTTATAGTGCGTTCTGTTCAACATATCTTTAAACTGACGCCATCCAAACTTATCAGCAACAATATTTTCTGCAAAATGAATCACTTGTAACTTATCGCCTTCTGCAGGCTGTTCTGCAAGTTTTACATAGTTTTTATTTGAAGTAACAATGTAATCTACATTTGGCATTAGTAGTGTGCCGTTTTTAGTTACCCAAACGTATTGCGAATCTCTTGCTGGCTTACGTAATGTAATATATCCTCTTCTTAATAATGCAAAACTGTAATACAAAGGAGTACCTGGTGTTGTTTCAGTTTTTTCAGTAACTTCAAAAGTCTGACGTTCAATGCCTTGACTCTTATCATTACTAAACTGATACACTTCAACTTTTGTATCTTCTGGATATACTTCATCAAAGTATATTTCATTAGGAGTTTTAACAAAGTCATTACTAGTATCTAAATATCCCATTCTATAATCACTACCTGTAACAACAACTACCTTTAACTCATCACCTGGATCGCCAATTCCTGCTGTAAGTGTAATTGTACTACCTGGTTGTGACTGTGCATCTTGTGTTGAATCAAACGATCCTGCACCTTCAAAGGTCCAAGTTTGTAAATATTCCAATTCAATGTCATTTAAGTATACTAATAAATCGTAACTGTTAATACTTGCAACCGGTACTTGAGTTAAATCTAACTGATATTCTCTTTGATTTTTTATAATTTCAAATGTTTGACTATAACCTGGGTCTAAAATTTGATTGCCTACTTTAACTAGTACAAATAACTGTTCTGGTTTATCTTCAAATGGTGCTTGAGATAATTCATAACTAGTTGAAGATCCGTCTGTAATAATTTCGTCAATAGTGACTGTACTATACTGTTGTGGAACTTCTATGCCGCCTGTAGCAATTATCATTTGTATTGCAGAGTCTGCGGCAGGAGCTGTTGCAAATCTAATTACAAAGTTATCTGGACTATCATATGTATCATCTGATCTAATAAGACTAACCTCTGTAGCTATTCCGTTTACTGTTACATACGCTGATGCATTTTCTTCAAACTGTGCGCTTGTTAAAAAGTCAATTGCTGTTCCGTTACCTATAAATGTATCAATATCAAGAATTGCTGTTGCACTAAATCCTACATTCATAATACTAACACGCTCATTATTTCCTGGAGGTGTATTAAATATTATTCTGTTTGTAGAAAAATCAAGTGTAAAGGCTGTTTTGTCTATAATTTGATAATTTACCTTTACAAATAAGTTTTCAATTTGTGTAATAATTGACCCAATATCAAACTGTGCTTGTACACCGTCTCCGATGTAGTTTCTTGAAGTAATTTGACTTGCGCCACCAGTTGGTTTCTCAAATACTTGTATGTCAAGTGTATCTAACACTTGCCCTGGAACAACTTCTTCAGGTCCTTTTGAAGTTGTTGGAGTAACAAAGCCATCACCGTCGATATTAATACTTGCAGAGTCTAAGCCTGTAGCAGTATTATATACAAGGTCGCCGCCACTAATTGCTGTATCATAACTTTCTGGATCAGCAATAAAGCTACCATCTGATGTTGTTTTTCTAAATATAAGTACATCGCCCGGTGCTGTAGGAATTATGTCTTCATCAAATACAATAATACCGTCTTCTACAGAAGTATCATCGTCATATAATGCAATACCTGTTTGACCTGCACCTGTAATTGGTAACATAACAGCATTTGGATTTGTAGGGGACGGTACTACCGAATCCCAATCATCTGCATCAATTCTTATGCCGTTTTTATATACGTTATAAGTTATACCATCTTCTAATGGTTTAGCAAAAGTTATAGTACGAGTACTATCATCACTTAGCTGGAATATTTCATCTTCAAAGTCTGAATCAAAAACGTCCCATCCTTGTGCCATCCAAGGAGAACTGTTCCAACCAGTTGTTCCGCCGAAATCAAACGATGTTACTTCAACGCCGCCATAGTCAACACCAGTCATTAACTGACCTAATGTTTTACCAAAGTTATCTCCAGTAGGTTCATATGCTAAATTAATACGATCCTGTGCTTTTAATAAATTAATTGACTTAAAGTATTCTACTCTAATTTCAGTATTAGCTGCTGGTGGATCTATAAACTTAACTTGACCAAAATATCTATTATACCCTTTTGAGTTATCTAATATATTTGAATATGTATAACGCCTTGCTAACACTTCTTCATTATTTTCAAACACTGTTATTCTAGAAGTTCTTAAATCCATTGGCCATTTTAAATTAAAGTTAAACGTTTTACCACTAGATACAAAAGTTTCTGAAGTATTAAGTGTTACAAATTCATATACTCCTGATACTCTGTCAAACTTCATAACTGTTTGCAAACTTCTAACTGGGCTATCGCCAATAATAGCAAATGCTTTTGCTTCTCTGCCGTTTGGTGCAATAGAACCGTTAATTGTTATTGTAGGTGCTTCAAGATATCCGTTACCGTTTGTTACAACTGTAATTCTATTAATTTTTCCGCCTTGTCCTAAGGTTGCTGTTGCTGTTGCGCCGCCATTACCTTCTATAGTAACAACTGGAGAAGTTGTGTAACCAATCCCTGCATCCGATAATTCAATTGATAACACTTTATAACCTGCATTATCAGCCCAGTTTCTATTTGGATATAATACAAGCTCTTCAGGATTATCTGCAATAATACCATTTGCAGAAGTTTTAACTCTCAATGGTTGTATGCTATCTTCAATTTCTACAAATCTAGCAGGTAAATCAAAGTCTGAAGTAATTGTTTGTGAATTATCAAGTGCTTCATAAGAACTTAAATATTCTCTAACTTTAGTTTTGTAAGGTTTAACTTCTTTAATGTATGCTTCATAGCTAGGAAGGTTATCATTTTGGAAATTAACTTTTTGTTCTAACTGACCTACATTATGTTTTGCTTTTAAGAAGCTAGACTTAAATGCCCAATCAACATAATTTTGTTCTGCAAATACATAACGTAAACTTGCAAAGAATAATTTATTGTATTCTAATGCAAGATCATTAACAAAAATCTTGTCTTTGATTGTGTTAAGAATAATTCTAGTTTCTGTTGCTGGTAAACTATCAAATGTTAACACATCATAACTTGTAGTATCAAAACCTACAAGTGCTGCTTCAACATTATATAATGTTTCTTTAAACTGTATTGTTCCGTTTTGTCTACCAATTGTTTTATAGTTAATAGAATAGTCAACAACATTTTGAGAATCAATTTTTTCAAGTAATAACCAGCCACCAGTGCCAACGTTTTGAATTTTAATAATGTCGCCGATGTTATCGTTAATAGTTGTTAAGTTATAAGAAAAATCAATAATAAAATCAATATTAGTAAAACTGTTATAACCTGTATCATACCAATCTAAGTATTCCCAATATAAGTTTACATTATAAGATTGACTTTCAACTAGTATCCATTCTTTACGTACAACATCTCTTTCATATAACGCCCACTTGCCAGCAAGTGTGTTATCTGCTTGAACTAAAACTGTATATCTTCTAATTGTTAAAATAGTATTATCTGGATAATTAATACCTTGGCTGTTAATAATTACTTCTGTAACTCTTCCTTGACCATCAATAACTGTTTCTAATTCAGCACCAGATCCACCAGTGCCTAAAATTGTTATTGTAGGTGCTTGTAAATAGCCTCTACCAGGATTAGTAATGTTAACTCTTACAATATTACCATTTTCAATTACTGGAGTAATTTGTGCTTGTTCAGCTTTAGCAACTCCAACAAACTGTAAATCTATACGTGTGTCAACACTTCTGTCCCAACGTCTGCTTTGTTCACTTGGCGGAAGTTGTGTTTCAGTTAACGCTGTTATATCTTTATTGTCTGCAATTAAGTTTTCTGCTAAAACACTATTAGCACGAGTAATAACTTGCTTTAACGCTTCTTCTCTATTTACAAACCAACCTTGTCTTGGTCTATTTAAAATACCGTATTTTTCTTTATCACTTAATTCTGGTGCGGGCACTTGTCTATCTTGCTCATCATACCCAACTAAACTATCAAACCATTTACGCTGAATGTCTCTATTAGGAACACTAGTTTCTAATCCTTCAGTTACAATTTGATATTGGTTGTGAACATTAATCTCTTGATTGTCAATAGTCCAGTACTGAATACTTAATACCACATCTTGATCTCTAAGTATACTTTCACAGTTATGTACTGCAAACTGATCGTTACCAATTAAACTAATAAATTTATATTTTTGGTTTCCAGGATCAGCTATTAAACTTGCAACATCTCTAGACGATAATGCTCTGCCTTCTACTGCTGGAATAGTTGATTTATCTTTTACCCAGTAGTAATAATAATTTGTAAACACGCCAATTGCTTTATTGTATTCACGTTTAACAACATACGCATCGTCGCCTGACTTTGTAGTGCCAGTAATTCCTTGTGCAATACCTTCTGCTGTGCCAGTTAGTTCATCCCACTCACTTGGTAGTAATTTACTTTTTACCCACTCATACACATCAATAGTGTTAGTGCTAGAAAATAATGTATTCCAGTTGTTAGCACTAAAGATAACATCAAGTTGATAAGGATTTTTAAATTTAGCATTAGATAAATCCCACCACAGTTGACCTTCTTGTCTTCCTGACCAACTGTTAGTTGGATCTGTGTTAGGCAATGTTCCTGTAGTATAAGTTGCAGGATCATAATAAGTTTTATACGTTAATTCTTGTTCTGCAGGGCCTGCAACTTTTCCTTGTAAAGGATCAATGTAATCAATGTATTGAATAATTTCATTAGTTTTTCTATCATACAACATTGCACGTTTAATTTTACTTACGTCAACTGTATTTTTAGCAGATCGTAATACTGACCAAACATTAGTATTATCTTGAATTCTATAATCAACAACTAACCCCATTCTGTCAGAAGTTTCAAACTCTGGAAGTCCAACATATACGTGGTTATTTTTAAGCAATACATTATTACCAAAGTAAACAACATTATCAATATCATAATCTAACGTCTGAGCATAAATGATATTATCTTCTAATCGTTCATAAACTCTAACATTACCAGTATCTACATCAACTGTTTTAAATCCAGTTAGTTGATTATCAAATGTTGTTACTGGTAAAGTATTACCTACTTCAGTTCCGTCAAATGTAGTTGTTATAGAACTGTCACCATTTTTAGATCCAATAATTAGTTTAGATCCATCAAAATCTACAGTCCATCCAAACAACTCTGTCTTTTCTTTTGTTGGACTGTATAATGTTTGTGACAATGCAAACATTCCAGCTTCTTTTTTGTAGATATAAACCTTGCCTTGATCTAAACTTTCAGTATCATCATAAGGTGCACCAACAGCAATTAACGACCCGTCATTGCTTATTGCAATGTTTTCGCCATAATTTGTGTCTTTGTTTGGTGCTGTTATTGTTTGGTGTTTATAAAACGATCCATTTACATTTCTATAAACTTCAATACTATTATCTTTTACTCCAGAATACTCAGTAGTAACAACAATTACTTCGCCTGTACTATCTGTGTCAAATGCTTTTGCAAACTGTGTTAATTGTACTGAGTCTATTACTGCATTTTCGCCTACGATGTTGCCAGTTTTGTTTGGTAGATAACCTAAGTAATCTACTATTTCAGTATCAGCAATCACTGTCCAATCTGTGCTATCAAATGCACCAGGGCCTGTAGTTGTCTTGGCTCTATACAGTTCTGCATTATAATAAACTATTTCGTCTGTAAAGTATACTGTTGCAGTATCAAATGGTCCAGTATATAATTTGTCTCTAGATGATTCCCAACCATAGTCTACTCCGTCAAACTCACCATTATTAAAGATGTAAATTCTTCCAGGATTAGTAGTTGTATTGTTGCCTGTAGATTTAACAAATAATTTATTAGTTTCACTATTGCTTGTAATCTTTACATCAGATCCAAGATATAAATTACTTGCCCTGTCAGGAACAATAAATGAATTTATTTTTACAAATGATCCAATGCCACGTCTTTCATATATTGAATACATTCCTTCGTTAGCCGTTGCAGGATTTCCGGCTGCTACTGGAGTTGTTCCGCCAGTTGAAGCTGGCACATTGTAAATAATATCCCAGTCGTTATTTCCTACAGTTGGTAAGTTTGGTGCTCTACTAATACCGTCTACTATAGCTTCTCTAAAGAACCAATATTCGCCATTAGTAATTGTGTCTTCTCTTGTTGCAACATCATTATCAATATCTTGTATTTGAATATTATTGCCTTTATCAAGTACAATAAATTTTCCGATATTGTCTACATCTGATGGGAAACTTCTTTGTTCAATTTGTCCAAAGATACGCTGTCCTGATGCAGGATCATATAGAGGATCTCCGCTGCCGTCTGCTAAAAATTCAATTTCTCTGTTTTCGTTAAACAGATTACCTAATGCCCACGTACCTGTAATATTCTTAACATATATTCTACCGTTGTTTGTATCAAATCTTTGGTAGAACATAATTTCAGCAGTACCTAAGTTTGTAACATCTCTAACAGTTAATCCAACTTTTGGGTCAATTAAGTCACCACCTAAGTTTTTAGTAATTCTAAAATCAATCCATCCGTCCCATACATCATAAACTGTGTGGGTTTTATTAATATCAGTTACGTTAAGACCAATCTTTGTAGGATCTCTATCACCTAATTCTCCAGTTAAGAAATTAGGCATCGGATTATAAAATACGTCCAATGTAGGATTATTTTCGTCGCCTTGTCCAACTAATTCTGAATCTAATAAGTCAGTTAACGGCTTTGGTGCTTTAAGTACAAATAAACTTGATAGATATTCACCAGCTACTTCGTCTGGTCCTGGCGATCCGTCATAGCTTAAAGTTATAAGTTGATTATGATTAGTATCTACACTGTTTACATTTGATGTTTCATAATCAAGGTTGTTGTAATAAATCCTATTTTGATCAGTTGTGCCTACTGGTGTTACATCAAGATAAACTAAGCCTCTACCTAAATCTGAATTAACATCACTATCAACAAGATATGATGACGGAGTATTAAATCTCCAATAACCACCCCAACTATCATCAGCATCAACTGCGGTATCATCTGGTCCAGCAGTTATATATTCGCCTACAAATTCACCAATACTAGTAGTAATTGATCCAACAGTACCAAAAGTACCGTTTTGATTTTTAATATAAATTGTAACCTTTGCACCAACATTAAAAGTGTATGCAACTTCACCAAACCCAGTTAGTGACTCTACAATTTGTCCTACAAGAGGAATAGTAGTAGAATTTTCAACATATAAAATACTATCAATTTTTTCAACAATAGTATGACTTCCAGTTATATAGGCTTCGTCAATTAAAGGGTTACTGCCGCCGAAGGGTGCTACACTATTAACTTCTACTGTACTTTGATTTGCATACGTTAAATCATTCCAACGAAGTTTGACTGTGTCGCCAATCCCTGATCCTTCATACATATCTTTTGGTGCTTTAACAATCCAATGATCTGTAAAAAAGTCTGTATCAATTTCTGTACTACTAAACGGATAATCACCAGTTAATACAGTTGGTCTTGGATTATCGTCTTGTTCTGTCTGTAGAAGTGCAACCATAATTTGTGCTACAGAATCAAAACTACCAAACTGAATAGCATCTGTTGCACCGTCAATTTCTTTGTTGGCTTGCCAAATATTATCTTTATATCTTACAATGTCATTAGGATTGTAACTTGTTGTAGTAACATATTCATTTTTATAAAAACTTTTTACATTAGACGCTTCTGGAGATCCTACTACTAAATATCTACCACTTGCATCTACATCAATACTAGAACCAAATTTTTGTCCTGCGTCTGCAAGGTTATTAGTTGGCTCAATAATTTGATTAAGTTGATAAGATCCTGCATTACCAGCTCTAACATAAACAAATACTTTACCGTCATTGTTGTCCGGAGCACCTACACATAATAATGTGTTGTTGTTACTAGCTGCTAACGAATATCCAAAATCGTGCGATATACCAGCTTGTGCATTTTCAATAACTTGATGATTCTCGTACCCTGGAGTGTTTTCAATAACTTTCCATTCTTTACTACTATCTTCATCAACCCAAATTTTAGTAATACCTTGTTTATAAGTTTGTACTAAATTACTTGCATCTTTGTATGTGTCAACTCTAACACTTATAAATTTTGTAATAATTGGATTAGTAACTGTATCTGATGCTATTAGAGTTGAATTACTAATTGCTATACGATTATTAATAATTTTTCCAGCTTTTACAAATTCTCCTACAGTTTCGCCTTCTTCATCAGTATATTCAATACCAATAAAATCGTCTTCTTCTATATCTGTAATATTAGTTGTAAATTGTAATTCAAGATTATCATCTAATTCATTTACTTTTTCAAGTTCTATCTCTTGTCTTAGTAATACATAAACATTCCAAGACAATCCAACATTGC